GTTGCCACTCGGCAGATAACGCCCTGACAACCACATGGTCATACCTGATTGAATTAGAGTCGCGAAAGGTGTCTCCGGCAGAGAGTATTTTCCAGACTCTCAAGGGTCGAGGGCAGGATGTCGTGGCCTGACACATGCGGCCCGAACCCATTTCCAGTATTCGGAGGGAGCTTGAGCCTTTTCTTTCCGGAATCTGGTAGCCTGGAGATCGAGATTTGGGCCCTAATCCGACGAAATGCTCCGGAATCCGGCAATATCGGCCTCTGGACGGGCCAATAGGGTCCTAAATGGTGCTCCAAGTACCCCCTAGAGGCACCGAAATATTGCCGAAAAACAGGCTCAGGACAATCGTCGATTCAACCCTGAGGCAGGCAGCGTCCTCGCCGACAACCAACCGACCCTAATCCTCGCCGCGCAGCGGCCCCGGTGGCTCGGTGTCCGCCAGCCCAAGAGGCCTCGGCCACGAGTGGCTCGCCCGGAACGCTACGCAACACTCCGGCATCGGTCTATGACAGTGATGCGTAGATGCTCCTGCAGAGCATTCATCCCCGTAGGCGGCTCTGCGCGGAGCATGGCTAGGCTAACACCCGACGACATGAAGACTGACGCGCAATTGATTGCCGACCGCATAGAGAGGCTTGACCTGACTCTCGGATGCATCGAAACACTGCTTAGGAGGCTGCTCAATGAGCGCCAATGATGCCGGAGGTCGTACCCCCCAGAGAGAGGTCTGCACGTCGGCGTTGCGTGCCTGCTGCTGCAGCAACCCGCGCCGCCTAACTATCGGCACCCGCGAGGGTCAACTGGTCCGCGTCTGCGGGCTGTGCTGGAAGCGCTGCAGCCCCGTGGAGTAGAAATGAAGGGGTAGGGGTGTCAACCCGCGCAGGCTCGCAGTGTCCTCTTTGCAGTGGAAGCATTTTCCAAAATGGGGTCCCCCTCGGTGTGGCTGGCTACACTTAGTGCAGTTTCGGAACCATTAACAGCGAGTGGCTGCTCAGCCTGCCCCATGGCGAAGTCAGACTCCTTCTTCATCCGCCACTCAATCGAGCCCAGTAACTCAGGGAACTTCGTGCAGGACACCATCGACCTCGGCGCATACGTCGATGCTCTGGGGAAGTCTGTGCTGAGGATTCACAACATCGCTGTCACCTTCTCCGACTCTTCCGGCAACGCCGCGCAGGTCATCCACGGGTCCGACTCGGCGGCTATCCAGTTCCAACTCACGACGCAGTCCCAGAGCGACACGGTCACGGCTGCAAACAGGTCCGTCGTCGCGACTGGGATAGTGTACGCGGTGAACTCGTTCGGGACAGATGAGTTCCCGCAGATATACGAAGTCATGGACACCCTTCCGCAACTCTGGACGAATGGCTATCTCATTGCTGTGGACACGCTCTACCTCGGCGGCGAGGCGAGCACTGGCTGGGTCGCCGCAGACGAAATGACAGTCAGTATCGTGATGGAGTGCACCGTCGAAACCATGAGCACCGCTGCGGCCATGGCTCTCGCACTCTCACAGCAGTGAGGGCGTGGGTGACATGGCAATACGGCCGAGGACTCTTCACGGACTCGCTGAGGACATCTGGGAAGCACTCGATGAGCGAGGCTTCTGGGACGATATCGAACCGGCATCTAGCCGTGGTAGACGCGGCCGCTCAGGGACTCAGCGCGGGCTCTCCGCTGCAGTGAGTCGAGCGGGCAGTGCCAGGGCGAAACCGAAACGGAAAGTCAGCAGATATCAGAAGGCGTTTGGAGCCTGTCTCAAGGCACTCAAGAAGAAGCACCCCAGAACCGCGCAGTCCACACTCATGAAGCGCGCTCACACGTGCGCTAGAAGGAAGAAGCGAGAGGGAGGGTGGTGACATGGGACGGACGTTGACACTCCGGGGTGTCTTGGAACCCTTCTCTCAGGAAATCCCGACCCTTCCTGAACAGATATTTGAGTACGAGTCCGCCGGAACGTCGAGAGCATGGAAGGTGATTCGGTGGACAATGTGGCCCTCTGACTTCGGGGATGCCCAGCCATGGACTGCGGGTACCTATCCTATCCTCCATCATACCCTCTACACCGATTCAGGAGCGAACCCTGTCACCCTCCCGGCGAATGAGAATCGCGCCATTGGCTGGCACGTCTGGACATCGACCATCGGGAAGGAAATGAAATGCCTGAGCCCGCTGTTGAAGTGGGTGGAACTCGACCCCGACCATCTTGTGACGGGTCAACTCTTCATTGGCTCTGGGACCTGTTGCCACTCGGCAGATAACGCCCTGACAACCACATGGTCATACCTGATTGAATTAGAGTCGCGAAAGGTGTCTCCGGCAGAGAGTATTTT